CATCAAGTTACCAAGGGCGATGAGAGAAAGCGGAGACCGCCTGACGTCATCAGGCAACTGGCTCCAAAACGTCATCGCCTGGTTTGTCTTCTTGTGTGATGAAGCCACCCTTGATGAGGCCGTGACTGGATGGGTTAAATCCCGCGGTCGTAACTTCTTTTACGTCTCTCCGAGGGAGGGAGTCGACCCTAAGACTGGCAAGGCCAAGAAACACTTGGCGCGCCTTGGTTTCGAAGGGGACGACACCGCTGGTGGTCTTTCGGAAGCTATTCCGAAGACAGTTATCGAGGAGTTCTTTGCGCGGTGGGGCTGGAAACCCAAGATTCGTGTCGTCGAGCCTGTCGGCTACGATTACCTGGAATTCGTCGGTGAGAGGGCTTTGATGAAAGATCTTAAGCCTGTAATCGTCGACGGTCGATTGGTTTCAGCACCGCCTATCAAGCGCTTGTTCCACGAGAAAGCGTGGTGCACAAGCAACATGCTTGATAAGGACAAGCCCGGATCGTTAAAGCTGTACGCCATCAGGCTTGCACAGCAGTATCGATCGGTGCCTCCCATGTACGCATTCGCGCGTGCCATGTACCAGGACAACAAGCACGGTCAGTCCGTGGACAAGGACGCGATGGCGGACTACCTCCGATCTTTGGGCGACGTCGGTTTTCGCCCCAATTTGTCGAAGTTTCCCGAGCCAGAAGGCGCACACGCCGAAGTTTGGTCCACCTGGGCGGAGGTGACCGCTGGGAAAGCTTCTGACTTAGAGATCGCTAATATGTGCGGCCTCACCACTTTGAAGCAGCATGGCTTCGATTTTCAGGCGGTCATACCGACCGCCTGGCGCGACGCTTGAGTCGCAACCGGGCCCCGTCTCGCGGGGGGCCCTATAGAAATACCGCGAGCGCTCATGCTTGTGCCGGTGCCTGGTGGGCACCGAAAAGCCACGTTGGTTTTGCTCGTTTCCCAGCGTGGGTCCACAACTACTTTGCGCTGTTGCACGTCAGCGCATCGGACGACGGAATGTGGCCGGTTGTGGATGTGAACCCTGCAATGCGTTAATGACAAGTGTTGCAACGACTATAAGTAAGCTCCAGAGTCGGGGGACCTCATGCCTCAGTAGCCTGTGCTGCGGTGAA